GGGTCTTTCTGAGAGTACCCTTAAAAAAATAGAGTACCTTAAAAAATTGACAGGAGAATAGTATGCCAGCAGGAAAAGGAACTTACGGAAACAAGGTAGGGCGGCCAAAGAAGGCTAAAAAGGATAAAAAGAAACGAAAACACCACTGTAAATGAGACTTTAAAGTTAACTTTACGTATATAATGTGCATTCAACGCTCTCAGGAGCCTCACATACGACGATATTGACCTTCCCCTTGGTCACAACTCCCTTAAATGTATCGTCAAATATGGGGCTTCTGAGGGCTTTCTATCAAAAAGGGGGCCAAAAATGATCATGATCAAGCGCTTTTGTTACCACCCGATGGGCACATTGGGGGTTTTATGGGTAGCAGGACGCAAGTTTTACACTGTTGAGCGGCCTTGGAAGGACAATATTCCTTACGAAAGCTGCATCCCAGAGGGCGAATATGACCTCTCATGGCGTGAATCTCCTAAGTTTGGATGGACTTATGAGGTAAAAGACGTGCCAAATCGCACCTTTATCTTAATTCACGTCGCCAATTACCCGCAAGATGTTGTGGGTTGCGTTGGTTTAGGCAGTCGTTTGATGGCAGATCGTATTGCAGTATCCGCTTCTAAGGTGGCGATAAACGAATTTCATGAAATCACAGGGGCTAACCCGTGGCAGCTTCACATAGAGTATGCAAAAAATGCGGCACTCGAAAGCATGTCAGCGAATACTACGAGCTAGTTCGTAGGGGGAAAGCTTATCTCAGGAGAACCTGTAAAGCCTGCGATAAGACTAGGGCGCACATGTCTTATGGAAAAACCCCTATTCATTTTTTATACAAGCGATTGCAGCGTGGTAACGCAGGATCTGCCGCTAGGGAAAAATTACCCGTAACGATTGATAGGGAATACTTAGAACAATTATGGCAGATACAGGATGGACGCTGTGCAGTGACGGGGATGGCCATGACGTATACCCCCAAGAATCTGAAAGAGACAACTGGTTTGAATGCGAGTCTGGATCGGATCGATTCGTCGGAGGGCTATGTGGATGGCAATGTCAGGATAGTGTGCTCGCGTGTGAATTCGATGCGCGGTGCAGGGGACGATACAGAACTGCTCTGGTGGTGTAAGCAAGTCTTAGGGGGGCTGGAAGGTGAATGATCAGGAACTGAAGGAAGTCGCGAAAAAATTCAAAGTTGATTTTCCTATTTACGCTAAAAACGTATTGCGTGTGGTTAGCAAGGAAGGGGAGCTATTACCTTTTAAACTAAATAACGGTCAGAAGATGGTGCATCAACAGCTGGAGCAACAGCTGAAGGATGATGGAAAGATACGTGCGCTGATACTCAAGGCTAGACAGGTAGGAATATCTACCTACGTTGAGGGACGATTTTTCTGGCGGATAACACAAACAAGAAATGCTAATGCTTTCGTATTGTCCCACCTAGCTGAGTCCACGAATGCTATTTTTAATATGGTTCGGACATTCTATGACCATGTTCCACATAAAGCGTTTAAACCAAACCTTGCTTCCCAGTCCGCCGCGACTTTAGTTTTTGACGAGATCAATAGTCGTTACCGAGTAGGTACTGCAAGATCGACACAGACAGGGCGCGGACAGACAAACCGTTTTGTACACGGATCGGAAGTAGCTTTCTATCCGCAGGGTGCAGATATTGTAGCCGGTCTATTACAGACAGTGGGCGGGGATGGATCAGAAGTAATTCTGGAATCGACAGCTAACGGTGCAGGCGGTTGGTTCTACGATCAGGTAATGAAATCCCTGAGAGGGGAGACAGAATGGATTACCTGTTTTGTTCCTTGGTATGCGATGGCGGAATACAAAGCTAAGGTGCGGCCCTATTTTGAAAGGACAAAAGATGAGGAGCAGCTCGCCGCTAAATTTGATTTAACTGATGAACAACTTCAGTTCCGCCGCAATAAAATGGATGAGCTGGGTGGCCACGATCTTTTTAAGCAGGAATATCCTTCCACTCCCTATGAAGCTTTCTTAACGTCTGGTCGCTGCTTTGTTGAGGATGAAGTCATAGGTGACGCCGAAAAAGATTGCTATACCCCTGACTTTATTGGCGAGTTTGACGGCAACCTGCATAGACGAAGTAGCGGCCCCTATCGGGAGTGGTCACCTCCCAGCAAAGACGATAGCTATGTGATCGGGGTAGACGTGGCAGAAGGCTTGGCCTATGGAGACTATTCTGTTGCACAAATACTAGACTCAAGAGGAAGACAGGTTGCCTGCTGGCATGGGCATATCGATCCGTTTGCGTGGGGCGACCTGATAGGAAAGCTGGGTGCTCGCTTTAATAACGCTTACATTATTGTTGAACGGAACAATCATGGACTCACTACCTTACGCAGATTGCAGGAATTAAATTACCCATCCCTATTTATCGAGAGTTCTGTTGACGGCGCCTATGGTGACAAGATGACAAAGCGTGGTGGATTCTTAACCACCAGCAAAACGAAACCTTTGATCATAGATAATGTTGCCGCACTACTTCGACAACGAGATTCTGGTATCGCGGACATCGAACTGATCAAAGAGCTAAGAACTTATATTATCGACGAAAAGGGGTCTTTCAATTCTCAAAACGGATGCTATGATGACAGGGTGATAGCTTACGCTATTGCCCTTCATGGATTGGCTACGATGCCTCGCCCGAAAATTTTCAAGGCGACGAGGCGATTTAAAACCGTTGACACCGTGGTGGGCTATTAATGGCAGGCGAAGCACTTCTAGAGGCTGGGTTCGATGTAGAGAATCCTGACTCAACTCAAGATCAGGAAATAATGAATTTAGGCGCTCGCCTGAATCAACTCTATTCTGAGTACAAAGATGCCAGACGTGAAACAGAGAACGACTGGATTTCTGATTTGCGTCAATTTTCTGGGCAGTATGATCCAGAGACATTAGCACGTCTTGCAGAAGCTTCTGGTACTCGAAGCAAAGTCTTTGTGGGCCTTACCCGCACTAAGGTGATGTCTGCTTATTCACGAATTGTTGACCTTTTGTTCCAAAGCTCAGACTCATTTTATGGCATAAGACCTACCCCTCGACCTTCTATTAACCCTATGAAACGTGCAGAAATGCAACAGAATCTGATACAGAATATTGTTGCGTTAGGTCAGGGACAACCTCCTGAAGTAATACAGCAAGTGTTGGCTGAGAATGAAGCCCGTATTCAGGAAGGATTGCAAAAGCAAGAACAACAGTGGGCTGATAAAGCCGCTCAAGAAATGAAAGAAGACATCGATGATCAACTCATCGAGGAAAATACTGAACAAAAAATGAAGGAAGCTATTTTAGAATCCTGCATATTTGGATCAGGTGCGATCAAATCAGGCACAATAAAAATAGAACAAAGACAGTCCTATCAGAGAGTGATAGGCGAAGATGGGCAGGAAGGTTTTGCGATGGCTATGGAGGAAGTGGTTAAGCCTGAAATAGAATCCGTTTCTATTTTCGACTTATACCCAGATCCTTATTGCACCTCACTAGAAAATTGTTCCGGCCTTTTCCGGCGACATGTTTTAACGCGAAGACAATTTAGAGAGCTTGCCGACTTACCTTCCTTTGATACGGAAGTAATATTATCGATCCTGAAAGATAATAGAAAAGGAAACCATTACGAGCAGGATCACGAACGTACCCGACGAGAGATCGCTGGCATTACTGATGTTGGCGATTCTCATCGGTTTGAACTATTAGAATTTTGGGGCACTCTTGATGGTTATGATCTCAAGGATGCCGGAGTAGAATTACCTGAAGGCGCTGACCCTAGCGCTGACTTTGACGCTAATATCTGGATCGTAGATAGCAAAGTGATTCGCGCTACTTTGAATCCAATCAAAGGTTATCGTATTCCTTATCAGGTATTCCCTTACGAAAGAAGTCCTCACCAGTTCTGGGGAGTAGGTGTACCTCGCATGATGAGGGACTCTCAACAAACCATGAATGCGGTTACTAGAATATGGCTTGACAACATGGCTCTATCTAGCGGCCCGATGGTTGAGGTGAATACAGATTTACTGGCGGCAGGAGAAGATCCTACTGACCTACATCCTTGGCGTGTCTTTTTGCGATCCGGCGGTGATGGGTCTATGCCAGCGGTTAGATACTATCAACCTGTTGCTAATGCAAACGGACTAAACCAAATTATTGAAATCTTCCGACGCTTTGCGGATGAGACAACTTCTCTACCTTCTTACACTCATGGCGAACAAACCAAGAGTTTAAATAAAACAGCGACTGGTATTTCTATGTTGATGGGAGCGGCTAATGTGGCGCTTAAATCAACGATTAAAAACATTGACGATTTCTTGATACGCCCTATGATAGAAAGTCTATTCCATTTTAATATGGAATACGGAACCAACGAACGCGCAAAGGGCGACCTTAAAATTGTGGCGCGTGGCAGCACAGCACTTGTGCAGAAAGAAGTGCAGAGCCAGAGACTCTTACAATTCCTCTCTCTGGTTTCCAATGAAGCAGACGCCAGTCTGGTCGATAGACCAAGGCTGTTGCGTGATATCGCACGTTCTATGGATATCGATCCCGATGATGTTGTGAAAACTGAGGAGCAATTAATTGCCGAACAGCAAGCAGCAATTCAGCAACAACAAGCTATGCTCGCGGCTGCAAGCCAGAGCAGTGAAGGTGCTGTCCCTGACGGACGAATGGCCGATCCTAATGGAGTTATTTCAGGATAGGTTGATTGAAGCTCAAGGGCTTCTAGAAAGTGCAGATGAAAAGAATTTTCGATTTGAGCAAGGGCGAGTTCAAGAACTCCGCACGTTGCTTGAATTAGAACAAACCGCCACGGCGGTAATCGAAGCGGAACGCTCTCCAAGGAAAGTAGTCTCCAGCTTTGAATAACGGACACCCTAGTTAGGAACCGAACAATGAAAGTAGATCCAGAGCAGTTAGAAGCGGAAGCGCAGGAAGCGCTTGCACAGATGAAAGGCGAAACTCAGGAACCTAAAGAAGAGGACACCCCTGAAGCCGAACCAGAAGTGCAAGCTAAGGTCACCGAAGAGCCAGAGGATACGACCGAAGAACCAGCGCAGGAACAGGCTCCCGTAGAAGAGACAGGCGGCGAAGTTTCTGAATCGGAGTTGGCTTTACAGAAAGCCGATCAACGCTATAAGAATGCTCAGAGAAAAATGACTGAAGCGACCACTTTAGCAAAGGAGCAAGGTCGAGAAATCGAAAGGCTCCGCGCAGAGATGGGCGATATGAAACGTCAGCTTGTTGAAAAAGATGTGGATCTGGAGCAGCTCAAATCCATCAGGGAGGAATACCCTGATCTTGCAGCTCCAATTTTAGATCACATTGATAGAACGCAAGCACAGGTAGCTGAGACAAATAAAGAGCTTGAACAGCTCCGCCAGATGCGAGCACAGGAAGAGGAGCGTCATTTTGTAGACGCACACTTCCAGCGCATCAAGGACGTACACCCCGACGTGTCAGAGATTACACAAACGGGAGACTGGACGGACTGGCTGGAGTCTCAAGACGGTGCAACTAAAGGTTGGATTGAGAGTGGATCATCCAACGATGTTAATTCTGTACTGTCGAGATTTAAGCAGGAAATGAGTCTTGGAAAACCAACGCCGCAAGAGCGGGTACTAGAGAAAGCGAAAGCAGCGGCAGAGCCGAAGCTTCCTAAGTCTAGAAAACCCGATACAGGTGCTGGACAGAAAGTCTGGTCTGCGGCTGACATAAAGGGTATGTCGCTTAATGATTTTGAAGCGAATGAAGAAGCTCTTTTACAGGCATGGAGGTCAGGCCAAATCCGGCGTTAATTAACTCTTGTGAGGTAATTTACAATGGCAATTGGTGCAAATGGCTCTGGCGCAGCGTTTACTTATGCTGCTAATCAGGGTGGCTTCATTCCAGAAGTCTTTTCTAAGCTGCTGCAAGCGAAGTTTTATAAATCTTCAGTGCTTCCAGCTATTTCTAACACAGACTACGAAGGTGAGATTTCAGGTCAAGGTGATAAGGTTCACATCCGTACCGTACCCACGGTTTCAGTTGCTGACTACACCGGCACTCTTACTTACGCAGACGTAACAACTAGCACGGTTGAGTTAAACATCGACCAAGCTAAGAGTTATGCATTCAAAGTTTCTGATGTGCTTTCAGCACAGGGCGATATCGATATGCTTGCTTCTGCTTCTAAAGATGCAGCTGAGCAAATGAGAATCGCTGTTGAAACTCAGGTGCTTGCAGGCGTAGTCACAGGGGCTTCCACTATTGGCAGCCAAACAACCATCACTACGTCAAACATCTTGGAAACTATTCTAGGTATGGCGACATCGATGGATAACCTGAACATTCCAGAAGAAGGTCGATTTATCGTTCTTTCTCCTGAGTTTGTTTCAAAACTCAAGCAATCAGAGTTACGTCAAGCTTACTTAACAGGAGATGATACTTCTCCGTTACGTAACGGTAAGGTTGGTATTGTTGACCGTTTCACGGTTTATCAATCTAACATGTTGTATACCGCAACGTCTGGTACAGACAATGGCTACACGCACGTACTCGCAGGACATCCCAAGTCGATTTGTTTCGCATCTCAGTTTACTAACACTGAGACTGTAAGACTAGAATCATCCTTTGGTGATGGTGTGCGCGGTCTAAAGGTTTACGGCTCTAAAGTCGTAGTCCCTGATGCTCTTGTTGTAGGTAAGTGGACTTAATAGTCCGAATGGGGGGAGTTCGCTCCCCCTTACTTAATTTACTTAGGAGGCTCCATGAGCGACACAACACCCAAAGACGATCTTTATATTGAAGCAAAAGAAAAATATGACATCAAACTTGATAGGCGTTTGTCGTTATCTGATTTAGAAGATCAGATGGAAAGAATCCGAAAAAATGGTGGCGAGAGAAAAGAGAAGCCGCCCGAAAGAATTCCTATGCGGGTTCGCAATGTGATCACTGGCAATGAGTTTGACTATGATCCGATCTTTGCGAAAAACGCAGACCTCGAAGTCATTGAGTGGAGCGCCGCTTAATGGCAACGATCAAGGTTGTAGATGTACTAGGACGAGCGTCTGTTCTTTTGCAAGACACAGATCAGACACGTTTTAGTAATGCAAACTTGCTAAAGTTTTTTAATGATGCTCAGCGTGAGGTCGCTCTTCAGCGGCCTGATGCATTTATGACCAATGGAAATTTCACTTGTGCTACGGGTAGTAAACAAACACTTCCAAGCGGCGGTATTCGTCTTCTCGATGTCGTGCGGAATGTTAGTGGAAGGGCCATTACCGCGATTGACAGGAAGGTTCTCGACGAACAGCTACCAACTTGGCATACCACAGCTTCAAGTAACGATGGAATCCAGCACTTTGTCTATGACCCAGTTGATCCAAAAACATTTTATGTCTATCCCAATGCTACCAACAGCACACAGATAGAAATTAAGTACAGTCAATCACCTGATGATGTGGCGATTACTAACTTTTCAACAGATACACAGGTGCTCGATCTTGATGATGTTTATGCTAACGCACTACTTGATTATGTTATGTATCGATCTTATCAATTTGATAGCGAGTTTGCTGGCGATGATCAAAAAGCTGGCCAGTTTTATCAGACGTTTCTGGCGAGTATTGGAGCGAAAAGTCGTGCCGATGCGGGGACGATCCCAGTCCCAGCTAACCAAGGAGCGCAATAATGAAGTACCTTGATTTAGCAGATTTTGTAAGACCTGAAGCAGCAGGTGCTCCAGACTTTCTTTTAGAAAGAGTCATAAGAGAGTCCGCAATAGATTTTTGTATTAAGACCGATGCATATCGATTAGAGCCTGAAACGCTTCAGATAGTTTCTGGCATCGATGAATACGATGTCTCAATTCCAACTGGAACAGAGTTAAATAACATTATCGATATTTATCGTAATCACGTTAAGTTGACGCCGGTATCTTATTCAAGATTGCTTGAGCTGCAAGGAGATGGGACTTCTAAATCAAAGCCTAGATATTTTTCTCAAAGAGATAATACGGTCTTCTATGTAGCGCCGGTTCCGAATGAAAACGAAAGTTTAAAAGTATTGTATTCGGTCAAGCCTAACTCAACATCAAATTCAATACCTGACACGATTGGTAAGGAATATCGAGAAGCCATCTGTCATGGAGCGGTCTATCGACTGCAAATGATGGCTGATAGTCCTTGGACAAACTTGCCAGACGCTCAAGCAAACAAAATGCTTTTTGATAGATCCTCTGGGCAGATAAGACGCAAAGTCCAGTATGGATATAGCGGAGGTTCTTTAACAGTCAAATATAGAGGGCTAGTCTAATGGCCTATAGCGATACAATTAACCTAACGGTAGGTGATACGTTACCTGAGTTAACGATCACATTAAAAGATAGCTCCACTGCTGCATCTGGTCAGACCCTTGATGAGAGTGATAGCACTACATGGAACCCTATCAATCTAACTGGCAAAACAGTTGCCTTACGTTTGAGAGCTTTGGGCAGCACTACTGTTAAGTCAACCTTGACATGTACGGTAACCAATGCAGCCAACGGAATCTGTACGACAGACTTTCCTTCGGGAACTCTAGATACCTCTGGAACATTCGAGGGCGAAATAGAAATAACCACAACAGCTTCTTCAGCAAAGCACACCGTTTACGATTTGATTAAATTCAAAGTGAGAGACGATTTTGATTAGAGCTGTCTATAGTTTTATAAAGGCAAAGGCAACGGTTGATTATATAAAGCCAACTGTTGCTGCGTCCTCTGTAAATCAAAAGTTTGTTGTTCAGTTCCCTGATATCAAACCTGTATTTGCTTATACAAAAGCAGCGGCAACCGATGTGCGTCTTGATCCCTCAAGTTTAAATCAGTGGTTCAGAGGAGACTCAATTTCTTTATCTGATGCGACGCCTCTTATTAATTACTTAAAAACTTTTAATGAGTCAATTACTCCGGCTGATTCAGCAACCGTAGCAACTACCTACGTAAGAAGCGAAACAGACTCTATCTCTGTTGCGGATTCTGTAACTGCTCTGCTCACCTTTCATAGAGATGCGGCTGACAGCGTTACTTTTTCAGATTCTTCTAGCTGGGATTACGGAGGAAATTACACGGAGAGCGTGTCCTTTTCTGATTCATCAAGCTACTCCTTAGCAACTGCAAAATCAGATTCTTTTTCTGTTGCTGATTCCGCTCCAAGTTTTGAAATCAGTCTTACTCAAGGTGCTTTATCTGATTCATTTACACCCTCAGAGCAGGCTAGTGTTGCAGTATCTCCAGCGCAGTTCTCAGATTCATTTTCTGTGTCTGAAAGCGTTACAGCTGGGCTATTAGTTACTCAGGATTTTGCAGACGCTTTCTCTTTATCAGATAACTTATCTACAGCTTTTGGCTACGGAGAAGTAGCTTCAGATTCGTTCTCGTTATCAGAAAGCCCTTCTGTTGCCATAGGTTTTGGTAGAAATGCTTCAGATTCTTTTTCTGTTTCAGAAAGCATTTCTACTCAATTAATCATTGGGACTTCTTCTCAATTCAACCGTTCGGCATTCAATGTCGCTCAATTAAATCAATGAGGTATAACTCATGTTTATAGAATCTTTTAACCCAACAGGACACGTCATTGTTCGTCTGAATGAGGACATAGTGTATGACGGGCCTAATATAATCACTACGGCAGGAAAGGCGTTAATTGCCTCACGTATGGTAGATGCCAATGATGCGGCAGTAGGATGGCTTGCCGCAGGCAGCAATAATACCGCTGCGGCAGCTGGTGACACAGCGCTTGGCACTGAGCTAGGACGTTCTGCTCTTAGTAGCATAACTCACTCAACCAATACTTTTACCTCTGTAGCGACTTTAGCTGCCGGAACAGCAACTGGAGCGGTAGTAGAATTTGGTTTACTGAATGCCTCTTCAGGAGGAACGCTCTTGGCGAGAACTGTGGTGAGCACCATTAATAAGGGTGCCAATGACAGTATTACGGTCACATGGGTAATTACGGTTAGCTGATGACTGTTAAATTCACTAATAAGGCTGCAACAACATTGTCAGCCGGAATCAACAACTCAGTCACATCGATTGGTGTGGCTGATGGTTCTGTGTTTCCGACATTAGGAACTGGCGATATTACGTTTGTCACTTTTGACGACGGTACAAATGTAGAAGTCTGTAAAGTTACTGCAATTTCTGGAAACACTTTAACAGTTGTCAGAGCGCAGGATAATACTACGGCTCGCGCATTTGCCTCTGGAGATAAAGCTGAGTTGCGGATTACGGCAGCCTTAATGAATGAAATTATTTCTGATGCAGAAGAGACAGCAACAGCTTTGTCGCTTGTAATGAGCTAAACGGAGAAACGAGATGGCAACCAATTTTACAAACGCATTTTCTAATGATGTAAGTCATTCAAGTGCGGTGACATTATATACTGCTCCTAGTGCTACCGAATCAGTAGTCATGGGTATGTATCTCTGTAACAAGACAAGTAACGCTGTTGAAGTAACGGTAGGTGTAAAAGATGGCTCTAATTCTAATACTGAAACAAAAGTATTAAACCAAGTCAGTATCCCTGCAAAAACAACATTATCTATAGGTCAAGAAAAAATCACGTTACTTGCTACGGACGCGATCACAGTATTGAGCGGAACTGCAAGTGCTATAGATGCATCAGTTTCGGTTATGGAAAAAACATAAATGGCAATTACTAAAATCAATTCTTTAGCCATTCCACCAAATACGATAATTAGCGGTGATATTGCTGATGGAAGTATTACAACTGCTAAGTTGGCTAACAATGCTGTGACTGCGGATAAGGCTTCTGGAATTGGTTTAGCATGGGATTCGACTGTAAAAACCGCAGCCTTTACCGCAGTAGCTGGTAACGGATATTTTATAAATACTACCAGTGCTAGTTTTGCAATTACATTTCCAGCTTCTGCAACTGTAGGCGAAGTAATAGAAATAATTGACGTTGCCGGAACAGCAGACACTAACGCTATCGAGTTAGACCCTAACGGATTGAAATTTAACAGCAGTGCAACTAACAAGGCATTGCATGATGAAAGAGTCGGTGCTTCGTTTGTCTATACTGGTGCTACTTACGGATGGGTAGCCGTAGCCTCTACAGAAGCCGCAGCCCCTATATTGATAGACGCACCTTACTCAGTCGCTGCATTAATCATTGCTGGCGGTGGAGGCGGTGGCGGTGCAAATGCCAATACTCCTACTGCGGGAGGCGGTGGTGCTGGAGGTATGCAAGAAGCAACATCAAATGTAACTCCTCCAACTCAATACACTGTTACGGTTGGTGCGGGGGGTTCTGGAAACGCAAGCTTTTATTCGGGAAGTGATGGAGGTAATTCTTCTTTCAATTCAACTACTTCTACAGGAGGCGGTGGAGGCTCTGGACAGGGTTATAATGTAAATGGTTACTGGGGTAGGGCTGGAGGCTCTGGAGGAGGATCTAACAGCCACCAAAACGCAG